CATAAGTGTGATTAGTACATACTAAGCCTACATTTAATGAACCAATCATGTTAACTGTGTTACGAACAAGTGATGTTAACTGCTTGGGCTTACGACCCATATCACCTTTCATATCACCTTTGTTAAACTGATCAATATCAGTAGGTGTTAGTAACATACCCAAACTATCAACTACGAACAATACTTTAGGACGATCTTCTTCATCCATTGCTTTGTAGTCTGTAATAAATGTTGACAGCGTTTTAGCAACATCGTCAATCATTGACATATTAAGTTTAAGTAGTTTTTCTTCTGATGTATCAACATCAAGTGCATGTAACCAGCTTTCATCAAGTGCATTCTCTGAGTCAATTAATACTACAAAGATACCTTGATCCTGTGCCGCCTTTACAATGTTACCTGAACAGATATATGATTTACCTGCGCCAGATTCACCAGCAAACACAGTTACCTTACCAAGCGGAACACCTTTGTTAAAGTCGCCACTAATAAGATAGTTTAGTGCAAAGTTACCTGTGCTGATCCAGTCTTTAGGATCGTTAAACCCACTACTCATTCCTGAGATAGATTTTGTTAAGTCCTTACGGAACTTAGTCGGATCGAATGATTTATTCGCCATATTATTCTCCTATCTAAAAAGCGCCGTTACTAGTGTGTGAAGTTTTGACAGGTAAACCGTGAATCTCTGCTTCGGTTTTACTAGTAACGGTTAATGTTTTATTGTCCTTGACGTGCTCTAATCATTGCTAGAATATCGTCTGCGCCTGCGCCTGCTGTCGGAGCTGCCTCAGTTGCTGGAGCTGCTACTGGTGCCGCTTCTGCTACTGGTGCCGCTTCTGGAGCTGCTACTGGTGCCGCTGCTGGTGCCGCCGGTGCTGGTGTAGATGCTTTTACAGGATCACCTGTACGCTGTGCCATACCTGCTGGACGGAAATATTGTCCCCAACGATCTGCATCATATGCTTCACCATCTACTGATGCTTCAAACATTTCTTGCATAACCTTTAGTTCTACATCACCTGGCTTTTTAGGAAGGAAGTCACTTAGATTAAACAATCCGTGTGTATTGACTGCATTCATTTCAGTGTCACCTAGTGGACGATCTCTACGTGCCCAATTAGATGTTGAATAGTCTGCATAACCGCCTTTACTTGTTTTGTTAAGACGGAAGTCTACACCAGCAGTATAATCTGTTGGTAACTCTTCCATGTCCGGATCCATAAGCGCCTGCTTAATGATTTGGAAGATTTGTGGACCAATAATAAATCTACGGATTGGATTTTCCGGAGTAGTATCGTCCGATATTGGGTTATCAGTTACAAACCCTTGGAAGATATAAGAACGTTTCTTCCAATACTTGCGACCCATATCTTCAAGACTTGGATCTTTAAACCAGCCACGTACTTCGTTTAGAATGTTACATGTTTCACCGTACATTTCCATACACGGAATTTGTACTTGTACTGGGCGTGAGTCTGTCTCACCTTTAATACCTGCGAATGGAAGTTTAATTACTAAACGTTCTTTCCAAAAGAAAGTATTATCGCCATCACCATCTGGAAGGAAACGTAGAACTGCGTTCTCGCCTTCTTTCATATTCCAAAATGGGTAAATGCCGTTATCACCACCGCCTGACTGGCGATTGTTGTTACCTGCTTCTTGCTCTTTGAGCTTTGCACGTATTTCTGCTAATGATGCCATAGTTATGCCTCCTAATTGTTATGCCTATGTGCAGTAGCTATATTGCTACTAGTGCCTATTTTGTATATAGCACAATGTTATTATACACTCTGCTATTTACGTTGTCAAGTCTTTTTTGAAAGAAAAAACATAAAAACTTATAGCAAGACTTATAGCCCTGCTAATCTCATGATATCTTGTGCTTCTTTTGTAGCCTTGTTCTTTTCAGCTTTACTATACTTGTCTTTTAGTCTGCCTAGCTCTTCTTGTGAAGCGCCGTCGCGTCCTGCTTGTGCTGCTTTGTCCATGTATTCTTTACCATGCTTTTTAACACCAGTATGGTATTGTAAGCCTGATTCGCCAAACTGTTCGTCTTGATCAACTGTTGGCTCCATTACAGTACCATGCGGCTCTTCGTCAATAGCCGGCTGTTGCATAGACTGTTGTGCCATTACTTCTGATACTTTACTATTGATCATTTCAATAAATTGTTTAGCAGGCGTAATAAATTTTTCACCGTAGTCTTTCTCTACCATAGTTAGTACTGCTGTTTCGCCTTTTGGAAACTTACCTGACTCTCTATCAAAGTATGATAAGATGAACTCGCCTAATGGAGTCTTTTCGTCCTTTTCTAGTGTAATCTCGTCACCGTCTGGGCCTTGGATCTTATCGCCTTTTTTCTTGCCGTTCATTTTTGCTTGACGTACTTTGTGTGCATATGCATTGCCTTCGCCTTGAGCTTGTTGTTGTTTTGCCCAAAGTTCGTTTGCATGATCTTGACACTGTTGCATCATGTCTTCTGGATCTTGCATGTCAGTGTCCATATCAACATCAAAGCCTAATTTGCTACTTGGATTGTTACCATGTGCATGTACTCTAATTGACTTAGGATGCACAACTGGCTTACCGTTAACTATTGTTGCTGTGTACTCAATTGTTGCTTCATCTTCTTCACCGTCGTCGCCTGTAGCGTAACCGTCAAACTCACCATCAAAATGTTCAGGATCAAAATCTTCGGCATGCATTGCAGCCATGTGCTTCTTGTACTTTGCTGTACCTTTTTTGTGTGGTGATTTACCTTCTCCAAACTGTCCCATCATTTCTTCAAATGCATCTTCAATAGCTTGTTCGTCAGTTGTACCTGAACGTGTAGTCCAACCACTGTTTAATTCTTTACCAATACGCTGTACTTCCATATCCATATCACCGGACTGCATATTCTTTTTGCGAATTTCATTATACAAACAAACTCTTGGGTCATTTAAACAACCTTGTTCTAGTCTGTTGATCATTGTTTTGTCCATGCCATTGCTTGACAATACAGTTCTTAATATATGTAAGTCTTGCTCATACTGTTTCATACTATTAGCACGACCTTTTTTAAAGTCATCAATTTTGCCTTTAGCCCAATCAATTGGACCTTCTTCTAATTCTTCTAATGTTACTTCTTGTGCCTTTGTTGCTTCGCTTACAAGATTATAAATGTATGGAAAAACATCTTGTAATTCTTCGTTAAACTGTTTGATAGTAAGTTGATCAATCCAATTTTCTGCAACGTCACTTGGTACATCTTCTAATACAGGTGTTTCAAAGCCATTAATTGCTTCTTTATAATAACCTGGTTTTTGTAAATTTGAAATTTCTTTTTTAATTGCTACTGCACGTTCTTTAACAATGTCTACATATCCAGCTAGACTTTCTGCCATTACACTTGAACGACCCATATAAGTTTTAAACTTACGTAACTTGTTTAGTTCTTCTGACATACTAACAATATGTTTACCAAAGTCATCATAAGGATAGCCGCCTTCTGCAACATGTGTTGCCATTGCTCTAGCACCACTTAGGTGCTTGTAAGGATATTTAAATTTTTCACCCTCTGCATTTTCAATATAAATTTTGCCAATTTTTTGACTTCTGGCTCTACTATTCTCTTCTACACTAATTGGTGTAGAATGTTTAATAGATAATTTTGCATTTCCAAATTTTTGAAAACTTGTTTTATCTGTTCCATACATTGTTGACTCTGTCATCTGTTCTTCCTCAGTGCGGTTTGACGCTAAAAAGTTGTAATCTCTACGATCTAAGTTTGATTTTGTAATATTTCTAGTATCAAAATTTAACATTCTTTTCTTGCTGAATACTCTAAGCTCTTTAAGAAAATTATACCAATTGTCCCTAGTCATTGCGTCTTCATTAGCAACAAAATCATTACTGTACATAACACTTAGACTATTATCGTCAATACTAATACTTACTTTACCTAATGCTCTTTGTGACTCTTTGTACTCAAAGTCAAAGAAACGAGCTTCTTCAGGTATATTAGTTATTTTTCCTTCTTCGTCACCGATAGTAACATTTGGAAAACGTCCTCGAACTTTATTAAATAGTTCATCTGCTATGTTGTCAAGATTCTTCATAAAAGTATTTATCAATAATTGCTGCTAACGAAGATTGGCATGGGTGCTTCGTAGTCTTCAATATCCTCTGCTTGATTAAATGAATTATATACTCTAGGATCCCAATCCTTTAACACACTCATCATTCTAATAGCAAGTAATGTTGCACTTACTAAATCATCGCTCATTCCAGACTTTGCTTGATAACTTGATCCAGTTGCAACAAATCCTTTAAGTTCAGATACAAATGGTTTGCTGTTGATAATCATTTTATCATTTTCAATCATAGTTTTTAGTCTGCTACAAGCAGTTACTTTTGTGCTGTGTGTAGTATTAAATCCTTTGCGGAATTTACGAACGTGTCCTTTGCGGATAGGCTCACTGACGAACAAACCCGGAATGTTCTCTTCTCCGTAGTCGTTTATAACGATAAGGGCAGCCTCGCCTAGTCCATTGTTCTCCACGCTCCAATAAATTCCTTGCGGGTTTTTTGTTTGATCTTCTATGTACTTACATATGTCTGATAACACTCTAACTTGTCCGGGTATTGCAGTTTGATTGTGTTGCCACTCAGCTACTTGTTCGTAACTAGGTAATTCAAATACTTGTATAGCAGCATTGTCGCCACCTGTGCCCATACTAGGATCAAGTGCAACAGCATATGTATATTGGCTGGTTGGTTTTTTATACCAACGTGTTTGACCCATATTGAGTGTTGGTGTTTTGCCCACCATAGTTGCAAGTTTAATACTATTGATTAATGTTTCATCGAATACTAAGAATTCACAACCATACTCACGCCTAAATTTCTCTTCGCCAATACGTCCAATTTCTTCTTCTTTCCACTCGTCGTCTCTGTCCGGGTGTTCGTGCCATTCGGCAACAAAACTATGAAACCCATTTATGCCTAGTTCTTGTTCATTACCGTGTGCGTCAAACTTCTCTTCTGCTTGTTTCCAAATAGTAGCAAATGTATCTTCATCTGAGTTAGGTGTACTAGTAATAATAGCACGACCACCTGTTGCTAGTGTAGGTGATATCGAAGTCCAAAACTCTTCAGCAATGTTAGGCATAACAAATGCAAACTCGTCACAGTATAGTAATGATATACTCATACCACGTCCAGTATTGCCAGTAGTTGTTTGTGCTACTATACGTGAACCGTTTTCGAATTCGATTGATTGTTTATTATAACTAGTAACACCTGCTCTAATATGATCGGGGCAAGTTTCATAAACAAACCGTATACGTGACATAATCTCTTGTGCGCCTGTGTATTTGTGCGCTGCAACAAGTACAGTTTGATCCGGTTTAAACATTGCATACCATGCTAGATAGATACTAGCACATGTAGTCTTACCTGTTTGTCTAGGCATCATATTAATGTTAAAGCGATAGTTGTGATATGAGTGCATTAAACGTAGCTGATACTCGTACGGATCAAACAGCAACTTACCTTTTACAGGATGCTGGATAAATGCAAAGTGTTTTGCAAAGTGTAGATATCCTTCGTCAGGATCCATACACTTCATCAAGTCTTCTACTTGTGCATTTGTAAAGGTTTCTTGTTTATTCGCCTTTTTAATTAAGACGCCGTCTAATGATGCTGCCATAATAATATTTATTCAAAAAAATAGGCCCCGAAGAGCCTATTGATTAGTTTAAGGAATTATGCTGGTACGCAGTTGTTGACTCTAACTCCGCCCTTCATCTTAGTTTTAGGGTTTCCAATCTTCTTACCCTTCCAACATTTTGGATCTAAGCGTTGTTTTTCTGCTACGTAATTTTCATCTTCGTCTGCAGGTTCGTTACCGCATTCAGAACATTTCATTTTCTTTTTCTTGCCGTACTTGCCTTCTAATGCAGCTTTTAATTCTTCTTTAATACGTGCTTCTAACTCAGATGTTTCACCACTATCGTCTTCTACTGCCATTGGATTATCGCCACGTTGTGTAGCAGGGTATGCTTTTTTCTTACGATTTAAATCATTACCATCAGGAATATTATCGCTCATATCACCGTATTCTGGATCTGGTGAATTAGCATATTCTTCTTCAGTTGGTTCATCAGGTTTACCAACTATTAGGTCTCTCATTGTAGCCATGTCCATTTCTTGATCATCGCCGTCTGGACCAGGTAACATTTTTGGTTCATCTGTAACTGCTGGACCCATCTGTGTAATGCCAGCTGCATCTTGCATCATTGCAATTAAGTCTGACACATTATCTTTACCTGATGCTGTAATACTTACTGTTACTGGCTGCTCACCACCTTCTGATGCCATTGGCATTTCTTGTCCTGCCATCATTGGGCTACCGCATTCTTGTATAGACTCTAAGATAGTTTTCATATCATTAACATCTTTTGTACCAGCGGAAGGTTTATCACCACTTGCTGCTGCATCCATGTTTTCTAAAATATTTTTCATATCCATTTTTTAACTCCCTACAGTGCTGGCACTGTTTTCCTTGTTGTCAATATCTTTGCTATCGCCTACATGCACACCTTCAGTAGGTTCATGACCTCGCTCTTTACGGGCAGTTTCTAATTCTTTTAGTAATCCCATTATGCGTTCTCCTGCTACTTCTTTTTGTGCAGATTCGCCACCCATATCTTCTTGTGTTAATAACACATCGTATGTAGTTTCTTCTGGAGCGTCTTGATATTCTTCTCTAGGATCATTCATATTGCGCACAATAATATATGCTTGATCAACGCCGCAACACTTGCCCAAATATTCTTGTAATACTTGTGGTGTAGTTGGGTAGTTAACTTCTGCTTCAAAATACGTTACTTCTGTATTTTGTAATTGTGGAAAATCTAATGGACGTTCTTGAATTGGTGTTTTTTTGCCTGCTGTTATATTTACAACATCATATTTTTCAAGTGCCATTTTCATTTGTTGCACACATTCATCTGGACAATCGCCAGCAATGCCTACTTTAAACTCGTATGTTTTTTTTGCTTCTGTAAGAATTTCATTAAATTTGCGCATATTATGTTTCCTATTATATGTTATTTATCATTATCTAGTCCTTTTAGACGTTCTAATAGACTATTCCTGTCAGTAACAACATAACCTTCACCGTTAACAAAATCATCGCCTTTGGCTCCTTTGTCACTATCTAATTTTTCTTTCTTTAATTGTAACTCGACCATCTTTAGTTTTTTATCTAACTTTGCTACTTTAGCATCTAAATTAGTTTTTAGCATATTACCTGCAACTTCAAATACTCTGCCACTATAACGTGCTTCCACGTTCATGCCTAAGTCCATTAAATCTTCATATGCTTGCATTGCTTTATCTGACACTTCGCTTAGTTCTTTATCAGCTAAATCTCCAAGTCCTTTTACTTGCGGTAATGCACTTGATATCTTATCAAATTCTGCAATGTCTCTCATTGTCTCTTGTTGTTGCTCAAGATGATAAGACTGTTGTTCAGTCTCTTGCATTTCTGCATCTTTTATAATTTCTTTGCTCTCAGGCAAATTTAGTAAGTCTTCTAGTTTCTTGGTCATGTGTCCTATACCATTATATGCTAGTTTTATTTATCTTCTTTTGCCTTGGTGGAACATATCTTGTTCATTTATAATTCTAAAGAAAATATTTTTTTGACTGCACCATGCTCTTGCAGCTTGCCACTTAGCTTGATTTATTACATAATGTGCTTGATTGTGTTTACTACGTCCAACCTTTTCTCGTAGAGTTTGATTAGCTGGTTTAACTTCTATTAACTCGACTCGCTTTTTACCAACTTTGTCGCCATATACTATAAAAAAGTCAGGCACGTATATTGTGTTCTTTCCTGTTAATGGATTTCTATACGGAATTTTTATTGCTTCACTTGCCCATTGTTGAACACTAGTATGCTCGTCACAGAATCGCATAAAGGCAAACTCCCAACTACTTCGATATGTTGGGGTTTTATTTCCGACATACTTTTCAGGAAATTTTAAAGTATATTTCCCTTGGGCAAATTTAGCCATTAGGAACCTTCAAGTATATTTCTTGTTTCGATTGTTGTTGTAGTTTTTAGTTTTCGAAATCCAACAACACTTGTTCTTTTTCGATTGTAATTAAGTATTTCAGCAACAATAGAACTTAATCGTTTACCGTCAAGTGTTTTTAGTGTATCTAATAATTCAAATACTTTAATACTTTCATTCTTTGCTTGTCTTAATAAAAGAGTACTAACAGCTATTGCCGCTGTTTTGTCAAATCCTGCATCTTCAAAAAATGCAATTACTACACTCAGTTCGTTATCTGATAAATTAATTTGTGTATTATAATAAGTGTCAAAAAATAATTGCACTCCTTTATCAGATCTTTTTGATATGTTTGGAATTGGTAAACTACTCATTATTCAGCTTCCTCTAAAATTTGTTTCTTATAAGATTCTCTTCGTGTAATTGGCAATGATGCCCAAGCAGCAGCTAACCCATTAATACCAGCTCCGCCTTCACTTAAAAAGTCTGCCAAGAATAGTAACTTAGCTAATGAGTCTAATGCTTCTGGATTGTTATTTAAATCTTCTACACTTAGACTAGAATTAGTATTAGTTCTAGATGTAATATTACTACTTGAAGATCTTGTTACACTTTGTTCTCCGCCTGCACCTCGTGTTTTTGGTATATTAATATCAGCTATTCCGCCTATGTCGTCAACGTTTGTTACTTGTGATATGCTAGTATAAAGATCATTAAACGCATCAGTCAAGTATGTTAAAGGTCCGTTATCATAATCAATATTAGGATCATTATTTCTATATTGTTGAAGATTTGTATTTACAGTTAAGTCAACATCTTCTTGTGTAGCATTAGGTACAGCTAATGGACTTGGCTGTGTATCATAATGCACTGATCCAAATCCAACTGGATTACCATCGTCACCTACTTCTACAGTTCCTCTACTATAATGAACAGCTTCGTATTGAAGCGTAATAGTATTCTGCATGAAGGTTCCGTTGTCTGAACTTTCAACTTGATCATGTTCCCAATTTGTAATTATTGGATTTACTAATGTGTATGTTGTAAACTGTGATCTTGATAATTGAGATATTTGTATATTTCTAAAAAACGGAACAGATAGATTATTATCTAATCCATATCTAAATTGGTTACGTTCTCTACCTTTGTACGTAGCGTCACCGTCACCAGCTTTGTTAAATGCTCCTGCATCATTCCCGTACCAGGCATCAGCATAGTAGTATCTATAATATGCTTCAAGTAATGCTGTTGTTACACCATGATTGTCGTCATGAAATGTAATAGTAACAGGCTGATATTGGATTGCTGTCTGCATATTTTTTGTACGATTATATTTCTTACGTGTTTCAACAGTAGCTTGATATTTAGGTAAGTCTGCTGCTTTAACAAGCATACCAATTTCAACACTGTATTTTTCAATTAGTGCTGGTATAGTATTAGCTACGTTTGGATCAATTGAAAAAAACGTATGAAACAGATATTTGGTTTTTGGTGTAAACTTTAAATTGTTGCTAAGGAATAGTCGTGAAGCATGATTGTAATCAGCTAGATTACCTTTAGGCCCATTATAGGAATTTAGGTTATTTGAATATGCATTAGTTGTCATACTAATATTTATCTATATCTTTTATGTGCGTAGATAATAAAAAAGGGGCATAAAGCCCCCTTTTACTGTTATGTTTAAGTAACTTACGAACCGCCGCCTGTTATCAACGAACCGTTCTGTCTTGGTACACTTACACCAATACCACCATCTGCATCTGTTTGGATTGCATTGTCGTACTGCATTTCTAGTGTTACTGTTACTGGCTCATTGTTTTGATATGCTAATGAGTTATAGTTTGCGTTAGTAATAAAGCAACCATATAATTCAAAAGTTTCAAGAACGTTTGGCGTGTACACACCGTTACCACCGTCTAAGATCTCAATACGTGTTGTAAATTTGTAATCTTGACCTGATACTGGACTTGACTGTTCCATAAAATCAAATTGCTTCT